ATCACGGCGCGGATGGCGGCGTCCTTGTGGATACTCGGCACTGCGCCGGCATAACCCTCCGCGCGGCCCTTGCAGGCGTCCCATAGGGTCGCGGAGTTTTCCAGATTGGTGCGGATCTCCTGCCGGTTGTAAGGCAGGGTGATCAGGCGCGTGGCCCGCTGCAAGGTTCGCACCGCGTCCATCGAAGGAATCTGCACGGTGTGCTTCACGCGACCCGTCAGGATCTGCAATTCCACCTCGGCATCTTCCGCGCCCAGTTCCACATTGAGCACGTCGCACTGCGCGATCGCCGCGATTATGCTTCCGGCTTCCCCGGCCGACAGCGGCGGTGCTCCGTTCTGCTTGATGGTCTCGTACAGCTTCCCGTCGGCGTCGCCCGAATCGATCTCGGTCTCGGTGGCGCCTCTGCCCAACTGGCGCAGCAGGATCTTCCGGCGCCTGCGGTGCGCGGCCCATTCCTCGTCGGTAGGCCAGCGCACGGTAACGTCGGTCTTGCCGCTGGCCGTGCGGAGCGCGATCGTAATGCTGGAAGCGCTGTCAAACATGATTTAACCCCTTTATCCGGCGGCATTCAGCCAAATCGGATAAAATAATGGTCTTATGCTTAAATTCGCTTTCCTCGTCGCCCTGCTCGTGGGTGGCCTTTTCATATGGCGCACTCTGGACCCTGCCAGCGTTGCCCGCCTCGATGCTAAAGCAGCGGCAAAGATTGAACGCGCCGACGCTACCCGTGATCAACAACCCGCGCAACCAGAGCAACCGGCATTGACAGGGCTGGAGATGCAAGCCTGCGCAGCCGTCAAAGAGGCTATTCTCGATTGGTGGAAGCATCCTCCCACCGCCACTTTCGGCGAATGTAGCGCAGCCCAAGCCGGGTCGACCGATTATGCCGTGACCGTCGTGCTGCACTTTCCACCAGGTCCAATCAGGTCGAGTATCTCCTACCATGCCACGGCCGCGGTCGATGCCGCGACTGGTAAAATCCGCCCTATTACGGATCTGGTTCACGATTAGAGCCCCAGGATCATGTCCTGCGTGGTGGTGGCCGACATGGTAATGATCGGCGTCACGCCGTCGGTCGGCTGCAAGGCAGTAACGCCGCATTGCACGGTTACGATGTTGGCGTCCTCGCCGTTCACTACCGACTGCATGCGCGTGCGCGGCATGTTGATTTGGAAATTGTGGTACGTGGTGCCACTGATGAGCGGCCCCTGCACGCCGAACGTCGCCGCCCCTTCCGTCTGGTTGATCAGGTTGTTGAACTCTACGCTGCCCTTCTGCGCACGGGCCACGAAATTCAAGGTCATCTCGCGGATGCCGTATTCCATGCGGCCTCGCACCGCGTAGTTGTTCAGCGTGCCGCTGCCCGGATAGAGCCCGGTGTCCAGCCGGACGTTGTTGTTCCAGCGGAACTCGAGCGAGATGAACGATGCCCCGGCGACGTAGTCCACGCCATTGATCGTGATCGCTGCTCCTGCGGCATTTAAAAAGTGCTCGGCGGTTACTGTGGGAATCGGGCTCACGCCCGGACTTTGCACCCGCCCGGTGCCAGGAAGCGTCGCGGCCACGCGGCAGTTGGCGCGACCCGGCCCGCTCGACATCGTAATCGTGAATTCGCCGATCACGCACCCGATCAGCGCCCGGTCGATCACCTGGTTCGGCGAAGGCCGGATCTGCTCGTCCCAGGTGAAGGTCGGCAGGTTGATGCAGTCCACCGCCGGATCGTTGGGAACGGCGGCATAGGTAAGCCCCGTGCCCACCGTCCCGCTCTTGGTGGCCTTGCCGGTCGCAAAGCAGAACAGCCAGGCCAGGAATTCACTGCTGGAATATTTCTCGACGGCCACGCTGGCGTCCTGGTGCGAGGGAAAGACCTGGCTGGGGAATTCATTGCCCTTGCCGATATCGAGCGCGTTGGTCTCGTTGATCGGGTTCACCACCGAGAGTGCGGGATTGACCTTGGTCAGGCTCCACATGTCCGTGATGAGATTGATCGTGGCCACGTCGGTCTGCGGCTTGTAGCCGAACGCGATGCGTGTTTCCTGGACGTTCGCAGGGCAGGATGTGACCGCCAACGGCGTCGGTGTGGGTTGCTTCGGTGCTGCCATGTCGTTTACTCAACCTCCTAGGGGTTCGGCCAGTCTCCGGTCTCGGCCGTCTCCGTCAGAACTACGGTATAGTCCACGCCTTCGGTGTCGGTGCGCCGCGCGATCGCGAGCACTTCCGTGGGCAATAGACCGGGCATGATGGGGCAGAGGCGCCAGATCTCGCCTGTGCCGGGAACCGGCACGCCGGCCAGGATCTTGTCGATCAGGTCCAGATCGGACTGGTCCCGCAGGGCGCGGATGCAGATCTCGGCGCGATGGGACCATTTGCTCATTTCTTCCCGCTGTAGTAGCGTCTCCGTCCAAATCACCAGCAGTTGCCCCGGCTGCATCTGGTAGATGGCCTTCTCGACCGAATTGGAGGTGGGATTGTAGTCCACGTAGGCCCGCACCGGGTCCACCGGGGCCAGCACCCCCACCAGTTCCGGTATCTTCGCCAGCGTCTGCGCCATCGCATTCACCAGATCCGCCAGATGAACCATGTCAGGGAATATTCAGGGCGGATGGGCGGCGAGTCGTGCCACCAAGCGGTATCCACGCGTTCTTTAGATACTGACCGTACTGCACCTGTGCCTCCCCGAAAACCACGTTCGCGTCGGTCACGGCAAACCCGATCATCTGCTCATAGCCGTTGGCACGCAGTGCTTTCGCCCGCTCTAGACGCGTGGTATTCTCGGCGCGGATCACCCCGTTCGCTGCTTTACGCAGCGTGAAGTTCTTGACGGTGGCGCCAGTCATCCACATATCGCGCACCGGCCGCTTGTGCAGAGTCTTCTGCTTGATGATGGCGTATTTCACCGACAGCTTCTTGGCCGGCTGGCCGTCGGCATTGACGGCTTTCGCCCACCGCGCTTTTTGTTCAGCGACCATCTTGTCTCCGATCGCTTTCAGTGCCTGGTCGCTGAGATTCGGGCCGCGAACGCGGCCCGTCTGCGTCACGCCGATTTTCACGCTGTTGGCCATATCAGAGTATCGGACCTCCTTCTTGCAGCACGATCGTGCAAAAGCCGATCGCCAGAGCATTCACCCGTACTACATCGTAAATTTTGTCATCCTTTTGCACCGTGTCCCCAGGCAGCGGCGCCACCGGCAAATCGGAGTTCTGCACGTCGATATGGCTGTACCGGCCGGGCGAAACCTCTTCGTCGCTGGCTCCCTCTTTCCACAGCACCGTGACCGTAACCGCCTGCGTAGGATCGCCCTGCGGCAGATAATCGACGTCGCGCCCGAAGGTAGCAATCACCGACGGCCAGAACAGGTCCGGCAGATAGGTGGAAACAAACGGATTGACAAAGTCGGCCATAGGCTCTTAACGCGCCCGCGCCTCCAAACCCCCAGTAACGATTCGGAGGCGCGGCGCTTTCCGCTCTGGCACCGCGGATCTCACAATACCCTCGCCATGAAGCTGGCATTGGGACGGAACGGAACCATGATCGGGGCGCTTTGCAGCATCACGTAGCGCACGCTCGGATCATACTGAATCCAGCTTTTCACGTAGTACGGCACCGGCTGCAACCCGATTTCCTCGTCGCGGATGGCGCCGTAGGCCTGCACGCCCTCAAGCGTCGGCGAGCACAGGATCACCGTGCCGGCGGGCAGGATCGGCATCTCGGTGCCAGTGCCCGGATCCACGTACCATCCGGAATATACCCAGATATTGAACCCTTCAAGCTGGCCCATCTGCACGCCGCCCTCGGTCACCTGCGCCATCGGCATGACGCTGGGCTGCTGGCTGTAAGCACGGAATACGTTCAGCACGTTGGTGATGCCCGCGTCGGCGCGGAAGACCTTCCACACGTCCACGGTCATAATGACGTCGTTCGGAAAGACGCCGGTATCCTCCAGCACGATCTGTGCCCAGTCCTGGAGGTTGTTCAGGATGGGCGGCGACGCCGTGCTCCAGAGTTGGCTGGCGACGATGGTGTGCGTCGCCGAGCGCTGGAAGTCGACCTCCTGCGTCGGG